TGCGGCGAGAGGCTCGACATCGTGCTGCCCGACGGGTCGAAGGTCTGCATGAATTCCGAGGCGACGCTCACCGTGGACCCGGGATTCGGGAAGGCGACGCGCGAGATCGAGTTCGACGGCGAGGCGTTTTTCACCATTTCGCCCGACAAAAACTGTCCGTTCATCATCCACAGCGCCAACAACAACTATGCGGTGCTGGGAACGTCGTTCAACCTGCAATCCTACGCCCGGGAGAATTTCGCCGTGGTGACGCTCCATACGGGGTGTTTGCAGGCGCAGGCCCGGAAGGACGTCATCATCCTCGACCCCCTCGACACGGCGATCGTCTTCTGGATCGCAGCCTCGGCCCTGTCGTTCATCCTCGCGCTGTTCGTCTCGAAGAAGTCGCACGCGTAAGAACCTTCAGACTGAAACGATGTGCGTGCGATTCGATCTCATGCGCCCTTGCGGCGTGAATCGCTATGCGCTGGCCCTTGTTGCCCGGGCGCCGGCCGGGGATGGGGCC